AGCATTTATTAGTTTAGTACCTAATTCAACAACATTCATAAGTGCAGTTGCGCCTACCTGAGTATATTTTGCCGCTCCGACAGTTTTAGCAGTTCCTACTTGATCGGTATCAAATCCAACTGACTTGGCGCCCGACATCGCCGCCTTACTTGCTCCTTTAACTAACGAGGCTTGTTCTGGCGCGAACTTTTTTATCATTACATCTGTTAATTTTTCTAATGATTCAGCCATTCGTTCATCAGTGGTACGGGTATCTTCAGATTCTCTTAGTTTGTCTAATGTTTCTGAATTATACCCCATTGCTTTTGCGGCTAGCATTAGCTCTTCGCCAGTTTTATCAAATAGAGCGTCGCCACCTGGAAGACTTTCAAGAATAGATTTCTTTTGAAGTGCTCGAGCCAATGCAGCTTCATCCATACCTAGTAACTCTGACATTTGTTTACGCGCAAATAAATTAGTTTTTAATGTCTCGCCTTCGCTTTCTAACAATGTATTTAACGTGTTAGCCATTTTATTAGCATCGCCTTTTAAAGCAGCTTCACGATATGAATTAGTTAAACTTTTCCCGGAATTATCTACTAATCTCCGTCCACTTAATAATTGATATTCTAGTTCTTGTCCGATACTAGATTCAATATTTAATAAGTTATCCGCAGTATTTTTTAGGTCCGCCATTGTGAATCCTAAAGACTTTGCTTTAAGTACTGCTAATTCTAAGTTTCCAGGCATTCTACCAAACTGTAATTGCACATCTTCTGATGATTCTGCAATACCTTCTGATATCATTTTAAATGATCCTAATATGCCGGTACTGGATTCAATAGCTTTTGATAAATTATGTTGAGATACTAGTTGTTCCTCCACATTTTTACCATTTTGTGCGGCATATCCAATTTGTTTTTCTGCTTGTTCTGCCGTTAATCCCAATGTAGTTGTTAATACATCTTGTACTCGAAGCAAACCTTTATATCTTGCAGAGTCAGCAACTGTAACTTGATTTAATGTCGGCAACATTTTTTTAATGTTAACCGCATACTTTTGTGCTTGGATTCCGGTACTCCCTATTTGTTCTGCTACTGTTTGTAGTTTAGAACCTAGTTTAGCTGCACTAACACTGTTAATACCAAATGATTTATTAAGCTCATTATTTCGTAGTTCTAAATATAATGAAGATTTAGCAGCATCAGTGAAAGTGGTATTTAAGGTTTCCTGCATACTTACAAATGCAGATATACCCCTAACGGTTAATGATTGAGCGTCATATAATTTACCATACGCGTCAGTTAATGATGCTAATCCAGCAGCTCCAGCTGTGCCTCCAATTGGATCGACAGCCTGTCTCGAATGTCGAGTCAATGTTTTTAGATGTCGTATTAAATTATGTTGTTTGATTGAATCCATAGCTAGTATTACCTATATTTAATATAAATATTTATCTACTAGATTTACCCGAGTTCTTTTTTTGTTGAAGTTCATCCAGTTGTTTCTGTGTAGAAATCTCAGCATTATCATCTTTCGGTGATACAATTGCATTTACCCGAGTAGTCCAATATTTACGCAAGAATATCGGCATATTATATATAGTATCAAAATCCCAACGACCAGCACCATGCCAAATCAAATTGAATAATGCATCATGTAATCGTACTCGGTCTTCTGGTTTAAAACCAAAAAAGGTCTGTTCCAACGCGAAACAATGCCGTGAAAGTGCCCTTATCATCACTTTCAAATTCATAGTTAAAATCAAGGCCTGGCATATTGTCGTACATATATTTTCTGAATTTCTTGGCGTCTATAGATAAAAATTCATATCTGATAAATTGATCAATTGTTGCAGAATCTCGCTTACCATTAACTTCTCGTATTGCTAGTTTTAATTCGTCTGAAACTTTGCCAGTTGTAGTGTCAGTTAATGGCCATGTAAATTTAATAGATTGTGTATCTGATATTTTGTATGAAAATTCACCTAACTCATCTGATTCTAAATCAAATGGCCTATTTGTTAATGCATTTAAATTAACATTTCGTTCTAAAGATTCTTTGGTTTTTGGATCTACAACGATTACTGGGTAATCTGATCCGTATGCTAATATTCTAGCTTGAATGATTAATCCATCTTTATCAACCGTTGCTATTTCTGATACATTAACATCTGTGCATATAATAGCTTCAAGCAAACGATCGAATACTACGTTTTCTCTGATATAAGATGTATTTGTTAGAATATCTTCGTCATACGCAGTCATATGGCGCATTTCCAATTGGCCTGAACGCAATACGTGTGTACTAGGATAGATTTTGCCTTGACTTGCTAATTTTACAATTACCGTTGGTAATTTGCTTCGTTGTTGTGTTTCAAACTGAGATTTTGCGATGTTAATAATATTTTGATTATCAACTCGATCTGTTAAATGTGCCATGAATTCCTTATAACTTTATTATTTATTATAAATATATGTACAGTAAAAAAGGGGCTAAAATAGCCCCAATTCAATATATTTATTTAATTATTAGAATGACAATATAGCGTAATCGTAACGCAAAGTCATTTCAATCATTACTACTTCTTCTGATGACCAATCTAAGGATCCAAAATTAGAATCAACAATAAATGCACCATTCAAGATCCACTCTTCAATAACTTCACCTAATGGTGATAATTGCTTCAATCTAATTTCTTTTTTATAATATGAAGAATAACCATCACGACCTGTTGCTGATTCATGATGCAATCTAACCCATTCCATTACTGCAGCTGCTCCTGATGGTACAATTGCGTCATACAATGATACTGCGATTGTGTTCCATACAGATTTACCTTTAACATAGCGTTGAACATTGATATGATCTAATGTAATTTCACCATTTGACATCGATGGTTTTGCTGATGCTTTTATTAGGTATGCAGGAATACCATCTACAGACATTACGAATTGATGTCCTTTTTTTGGTTCCCAAATCTTAGATTCCCCAGTAAACAATTCTGAGTCTGTTAATGCGTTTGCTGCTAGAGCTGGGTCAATTTGATCTATTAATGCCATTTCATTATCCTTGTATTTTTATATAAATATTAGCAATGTAAAAAAGGTAGAACCGAAGCCCTACCTTTCCATGAAATTAATTTGTTTTATTATACTGCAAATGATGCACCTGTCGGTTGTATATTAAAATCCAGAATAATAAATTCTGCCGTACGAGTTGGTTGCAAAAATATTTGACCATACAAGATATTTTGATCTACCAAGTCAGCTGTATTATTTGTGCCGTCCATAACTACTCGGAATGCCGTTAAACCTTGCTGAGATTTTACTTGATCTAAATATGGATTAACTATTGACAAGAATCGGTCACGTGTCTGTGTGGTATTTTGTTCGAATACTAAGTACTTGGTAGAAGATGCAATAAATTTCTTCACTGTAATTAGCAATCTGCGCACATTAACACGATCTAATGCACTTGGTCGAGCTTGCAAAGTCTTTTGACCCCAAATCACTATTCCATCGTTAGGGAAGTTTGCAATAGGGTTAACACGAGCTGTATACAATGTATCTCGGTTAGCTTGTGATAAGTTTGAATATGTTCCGGTAACTGCAGATAAACCTCCACGAGTCAAACCAGCTGGTGCAAACCATGAAGCTCCAATTGCATCATTCAATGCCAATGCTCCTGGTACTACTACTGATGGCGGAACCCAAAGTGGAGCGCCTGTGCTAGGATTGTTAATACGAACCCAAGGCCAATAAGCAGCAACATAACTGTTATCTAATGCCGTAACACTCGTTACAACCGTATTTAATGGATCAGTCAATGCATTTGTGTCCATCACATAGAATGTGTCTTGACGTTGCTGTGATAAATTTCTTGCGGCAGAAGTTACTGCTGAGTGCAAGCTATCAATGATACCTGGCGTTATCAACAAATTCATGTCATAGTAATCAGTGTTAGACAACAATGAGAATGCTTTATTATACGCTAATGTACCGGTGCTAGTCGATGTGCTACAATCAAATCCGAATGTATTTCCTTGACTAATGTTTGCCCCGGAATATTTAGGTAGGTTTGGTCTAGCTCCATCAAATCCGCCTTGCAATGGTACCATAAATTTACGAGTAGCAAATGCAATATTATCAGTGAATGTTTGAGTAGTTAGAGCTGTTTCCAAAGAACCAGAATAAGCAGTTGTCGGTGTTGGGAATCCAGCAGCCGCATCTTGAAGCATATTTCCTAGATAGAAATCAACACTACTTCCGGTGTTAGAACCAGATGTTGGTAATGGTGCTAAATAGTTTAGGTTGTTTATGTTTGTGTAATCGAATCCGAAATAGTTGTTACTGTTAAATGTACCAACTACTTGGGATGTTTGATATGCAGTTGCCGCCAAGTTAACACTTCCTGATGCCATTGGAATCGGACTAGATGCAGCACGGAATCCAAATGGTACCAAAGTTTTATCATTAGTCTTATTAGAAACTGCTGGAGTTACTTGCACACGAATAAAATTGGATATGTTTGGATAATCGCCATTAATAATAATATCGCCTGCATCAGTAACGGTTTGATAACGGTCACCAATTAAACGACTAATGTATCTTGGAGAATCTGGATCTAAATTACAATTTAAATAAGTTTCTGCAATATCCGGTACCGGATCTGTGTCTTGTGAGCTATATGGTGATAATGGTAAATTACTAGTGTTTACACGTCTCACTTCAACGGTGAAGGTACCATATCCATTTGGATCAGATACTTCAGTAGAAGGGCGGATGTCACGTATACCAACCTTAACTTCATAGTTAACAGATGTGCCATGGGAAATTGTATGGAATTTAATCAAATCCTTAGCAATACTTCCAATTTTCTGAGATGTAATCCATGGTGTTGCTGCTGTTGCATAATCTTGAAGGAATTCATAATTACTTAGTATAGCAAGTTCCATGGTAACTGCTCCTAGATTTGCAAATGCAGAAGAAGCTGTTTTGTTTTCATACTGAACATATACTGGATAATCAACTGACTTTGGAGATTGACCAAATACCTTGTTTATGTACTTGTTGTTTGATTCAACAATTGATGCTGAGATTGCAACGCCTTCTGCTACTAGGAATGATCCATCAAATCCAATTGCATCATTAGATGGTGCTGCGTATGAACCGGATAATTTAAGTGCAAATGAACCTGATCCTGCATCTTGTAGAACCGAGTCTTCAAACACATTAGTTGATGCATTATATGTAAGTGGTTGTGTTGGATGAAGCACGTGAGTTACTACCTCAACCTTGCTAGCTCCAGAACCTGACTTAGCAATAATTGCTAAAGCTCCATTAGCTAATTTATAGCCATTCTCATACAATAAACGGGTTACTGTGATTACATTTCCATTTGTAAGATAATCATTAACTACAAACGGTACATAAGAATCAGCGGTGTATGAACCAAATATAGATTCAAATTGACCAAATGATGTGATTTTTGTTGGGATAAGCGCTGGTCCTTTTACTGTTGGTCCTACGATTGCTGCTCCAATTTGGGCTACCCCTCCGGCTAAAAACGATTGATCTACTTCATTCGTAAATACACCGGGTGATACTACTCTTTCTGACATTTTATACTCCTTTAATTTTTAATAAATATGATTTGATTTATCCAAACCTTATTCTGCGGAGATAAATGTTCCTTCTTCAATATTAATTGAACCTTCGCCATAACGAGCCTTCAATGTGCCCATTAGTTCAGTTTCAGTAACTCGAAGTTTTTCGAATTGTTCTAGTTGCTTAATACGTTCAGCTGCTAGTTCCGTTAATTGAGAATTTAATGCATATTCTTCAATTACAATGCTTCCGAGCGTGTTTGCGTTTTTTGCAAACTCGGTACGTAACTCCTGGATTGAGTCTACGTGTTCTTGATCTAATTTTTTTGTCATAATAACTGTTTTGTTTATTGCTTATTATAATGAATTTAATTCAATAATCAAAGTATTGTTTAATTTAATTTGCAAACGGTGGTGGAAGTGTTACATCTACAGGTGTGATCTGTAAGGCAATTTGGTTTTCCAGATTTGCCTGCATTGTTGGAATATCCAATTTAGATTCTAGCCATCCTACTACTTGTATTTTGGTTAGATCGTTATAATCCGTAAAGTCTGCAGGAGTTGGTTCTCCAACGGCAGTTGCACCATATATTTCTGCAAAATAAGTTGTGTCGGTTGATCCTGAGGTCGGGATTATTTCAGTTGCATTGTATCTCCAATGTACTGTTTGAACTACATCGGTCATTACACCTTCATTAATTTTGCAATCCATTGCGGATATTATCCATTCAAATTCCATAGTTGTTTTTCTTTATTATAAATATTAAATTGTTTCAGATTGTTTGGTTATCCACTCCGTGTATTCTAGTGGCTCGGTATCGTACCATGTCCACCCATCTACTGGGTAAGTATAGGTGTCTTTTTCTTCCTTAAGTAAAGTGTATGTTGGAGCATAAACAAAGTTAGGAGCAAATTCCCATTCGTTTATCTCATTTAATTTGTAGAATCCTGCGGTATCTTCCATAATATTATCCTGTTATTGTCCATCCTTTAGATGTGATTATTAATCTGTTTGCTGCTGATAATCCTGCGGCACCGGTTGCACCCGTTATATTTACTGTCTTACTAGTAACATTTCCTTGGGCTGCCATGTCGTTAAACATTTGTATAAGTTGTGCGGTTGACATATTGGTATGTGTAACAATTATTTGAGGAGATGTACCTGTCCATTGTCCTGCTGATGTATTTAAAAATCTTATACTTTGGGTATTATTTTTAAATCCAGCATTTTGACTATATGCATAAAATGAACTTAATGGACAAGAAAATTCTATAGATTCTATGCCGGCGGGCGGACCAAATGACGCGTCTACAAGCGGTGTAGTACCTAATGAACCTATTTTATCAAAATTAATTAATGTTTTTATATTTGTACATGAAGAAAGCATGCTATTTAAAGATGTAATATTTGATAATTGAGCGGCATTAGGGAAGGTAACTGAATATAAACTAAAGCAGCTTGTAAACATATTTTGGAACCCTGTAGTTATAGCAGACGAAATTGTCGCAGGTAATACAATTTTTGTTAAATTAACACAATTTTGAAAAGTGGAAGAAAAATTTGTACAAGCCGTCATACTGGTTGGCATAGTAATTGACTCTAGTCTATGACATCCATTAAATGTGTTAGATATATTTGTAACCGCATTTAAACTTGCTGGAAGCGTTATTGACTTTAGTTGTCTACATCCACTAAATGTGCCTGACAAATTATTACATAAAGTCATACTTGTCGGTATGGGTACGGATTCTAATAAAATACACGATCCATACGTACCCGTCATAGTTGATATACTATTTTGAATACCAGGCTCCCAATATATTTTTTTTAATGAATTACACGAGGAAAATGTATTTTGTAATGAAGTTACTAAATAATTATTAGGAATAGTAATTTCTTTTAATGAATAACAACTCGAAAATGTTTGAGCTAAACTTACGCCGGAGGGGGAAACAGAATCGGGTAATCTGATACTAGTTAAATTAAGGCATCCTGAAAAAATATTAGATAAGTCGGTTAATAAGGGCATTGCTGATTGGAAAGTCGCGCTTTTTAAATTTGTGCATGCATTAAAAAAAGAATTTAAAGAATTTGCACGTAATCCACTTGGGAGTGTAGCAGTTTTTAAATTTGTGCATTGAGCAAAGAAACTACCTAAATTATAAAGTCCAGTACCAGTCATAGATGCTGGGAAGTAAACATTTTGTAAATTAAAACAAGATTGAAACACACTACTCCAAAGTAAAGAAGTTGGTGAATTAGTTAAAGGCATACTTGTAAATTTTACCCATTCTAAGGAGCCACAACTACTAAACATACTATTTGCGGTTGTTGCAGTATTAATAGAAGGTAATGTCATATTT